AGCAAAATAACAAATGCCTAGCGTAAGCAAGAAGCAACATAATTTTATGGCAGCTGTGGCTAACAACCCAAAGTTTGCCAAGAAAGCAGGAGTGCCTTCTGCGGTTGGGAAGGAATTTTTAACTGCCGATAAAGGCAAAACATTTAAAGAAGGTGGAGAAATGAAAAAGTTTCCGGACAAGAATAAAGATGGCAAAGTAACTAAAGCCGATGTTCTTATGGCTAAAGGGGTTATTCCCGCTAAAAAAGCAATGAAGAGCGGTGGTATGGCGCATTCAGACATTGCTAAAGACAAACCAATGATGAAAAAGGTTGCTGCTAAAGCTGTCAAAGGTCATGAGAAGCGTTTGCATGGTATGGCTAAAGGTGGCGGTATTGAAGTCAAAGGTAAGACTAAAGGCAAAATGATCGCTATGAAAAAAGGCGGTATGGGGAAAGCTTGCTAAATGCCAATTGAGCCTGTAGACCCTTCTAAAAAGACTGGCAGTGGTGGGCAGGAGAAGTATCCAGCCAAGCCAAAGCATGGTCCTGGAAAGTTTGATGAAGATTTAGAAAAAGCTAAATCTGATCGGGCTAAGGCTGAAGCAAGCAAAATGGCAGAAGAGCATAGGGCAAAAACTAAAGCTGAAAGCCCACGCACGTATACCGAAAGACTGCAAGATATGGGTAGATTACCTACAGGTGGCGGTGGCGGCGGTGGCGGAATTAAATCCATGAAGTATGAACCAAAGACTTTTAAATCTGGCGGTAAAGTTAGTGCATCATCCCGTGCTGATGGCATAGCCCAGCGTGGTAAGACTAAAGGAAGGATTGTGTAATGGGAAAGCCACTACAGTTAGATGACGAAGGGCGTATTATGAATGATACGCAAACAGCTGAGACCCAAAAAGCCTACGCTAACTATGAGGCTGAGCTTGCTAAGAAACAGAAAGAGCGTAAGGAAAAAGAACCATACGAAGCTTTACTAAAGTTTGGCTCTGATTTAATGAGTCGCCCTACAAAGAAAGCCAAGGGTGGTATGGTAGGTTCTGCGTCCAAACGTGCGGATGGTTGCGCTGTTAAAGGCAAAACTAGAGGCAAGATTGTATGAGAGCCAGCCGTGGCATGGGTGCTATTAGCCCGTCCAAAATGCCTAATAAACCAAAAAAGATTATCCGTAAAGATAATCCTAATGCAGTGGATATGTATGCCAAAGGTGGTAAGACTTCTAATGTTAATAAAGCTGGTAACTACACGAAACCTGGTATGCGCAAGTCTTTATTTGAAAGTATTAAAGCGTCTGCCACGCATGGTACGGCAGCGGGTCAGTGGTCTGCTAGGAAAGCACAACTCCTAGCTAAACGCTATAAAGAAAAAGGTGGGGGCTATAAGTGAAATGGTCCAACAAACGCAAAAAGTTAATCAACTGCGACAGCCCAAAGGGGTTCTCGGAGAGGGCTCATTGCGCCAGCAAAAAGAAGAAGATGGCAGGGGGTGGTTTAGCCGCATCGCAACGTTCTTTAAAAGCTTGGGGCGATCAAGAATGGACAACCAAGTCAGGGAAGAAGTCGTCCGAAACAGGCGAGCGGTACCTGCCAAAAAAAGCAATACAGGCACTAAGCCCAAGCGAGTACGCAGCAACAACCCGAGCAAAACGGGCGGGAAAAGCACAGGGAAAACAGTTCGTGCCCCAGCCACCAAAGGTAAAAGCAAAAGTAAAACCGTATAGGAAGATATGACTACTACAGGAACTACTACCTTTAACCTAGACATGAACGACCTCATTGAGGAGGCGTTTGAGCGTTGTGGTTTAGAGGTTCGCTCTGGATATGACTTCCGTACTGCACGGCGGTCTTTAAACCTATTGACTATTGAATGGGCTAACCGTGGTATTAACTTATGGACTGTAGAACAAGGACAGTTTGTAATGAATACTGGACAGGCTATTTACCCTATTCCCGTTGATACAGTTGACCTTTTAGATACCGTGGTGCGTACTAATAATGGGCAAGCTAATAACCAGGTTGACATTAATATTAGTCGTATTAGTGAGCCTACTTACCTTACCATCCCTAATAAAAACGCTACAGGGCGTCCAATTCAGGTTTGGTTTAATAGACAATCAGGTAATGTCGCAACTGTTCCGCAAACTGCTCTAAACGGGGCTATTAATGCAACTGACACAACTATTACCCTAGTTAATCCGGCTAGTATCCCAACTCAGGGTTTTATTAATATTGGTAATGAAACCATTGGCTATCAGAATATTGTGGGTAATCAGATTATTAATGCTTGGCGTGGTCAGAATGGCACAACGGCGGTAAGCCACTTAACGGCTGCAGAGGTATATACCAACAATCTACCATGTGTTAACGTCTGGCCCACCCCTAACCCGCCTGGTGATCAATACACATTTGTGTATTACAGAATGCGTAGAATCCAAGACGCAGGCACTGGTATCAGAACCCAAGATATTCCGTTTCGCTTTATCCCCTGCATGACTGCTGGCTTGGCGTATCAGTTAAGTAACAAAATGCCTGGGGTTACATCTGAAAGAGTAATGATGCTCAAAGCTGACTACGAGCAGCAATGGCAGCTGGCTGCGGACGAAGATAGAGAAACAGCTGCGATCCGTATAGTCCCAAGAAATACTTTTTATTATAGTTAAAATGATATGCCAAATAAGTTTGCTTCAGGTAAATATGCAATTGCTGAGTGCGACAGATGTGCGCAGCGATATATGCTTAAGGAGCTACGGATACAGATAGTAAAGACGCAACCATATCGGGTTAAAGTTTGTAGATCTTGTTGGGATCCAGATCAGCCTCAGTTGTCTCTAGGCTTGTACCCAGTAAATGATCCACAAGCGGTGCGGGAACCAAGACCAGACGTGAGTTATTTAGTATCAGGACAAAGTGGCTTACAAATTAACCAGACGGGCATTGGTCCAGACGGGTTTGGTAGCCCAGAATTAGGTAGTAGGGTGTTTCAGTGGGGGTGGCCAATTGTGGGGGGTAGTAGAGGTCCTGATGCAGGTTTAACCCCAAATGACTTGGTACAACAAGTAATTCTTGGTACAGTAACGGTAACAACAACTTAAGGAGTTGAAAATGTACAAAAAAGGCGCAGACGGCATTACTAAACAGGGCAAAACCAAAGGTAAAAACCTAGGTAATTCAGGTCCAACAGTAGCTATTGAAAAAGGTCCAAAACACAGCGGCTCTAAAGGCGGCAAAACCAATGCAGATATGAAAAAAATGGGTCGTGGTCTTGCAAAGATTGCTGCTCAAAAGAAAGGTTAATCATGGCTAAATTTTCTATGAAAAAAGGCGGCAAGGAAGTAGGACCTGCTTCGGTTTATGCTGCACCGCACACAATGGATGGTAAGAAAATAACTACAGTAAAATCTGCTGTTACTAAGCCAGGCAATGGCGTAGATCAGGTAAATATGTCTGTAGGCGGATATACCAAGAACAACGATCAACCAATTAACAAGCATGGTGAGATGAAACAGCGTGGATCAGGCGCAGCAACTAAAGGCTTTACCTCACGAGGCCCGATGGCATAATGAATTACGCACAGTTAACGCAAGCGATTCTTGACTATTCTGAGTCTTATGAACAGACTTTTGTAGACAATATTCCGCTTTTTGTCCAGCAATGTGAGGAGCGGATTTATAACGCCGTTCAAATACCTGCTATTCGTAAGAATCAGGTAGGCAACTTTACACAGAGCGACAAGTACCTTGCGTTACCTCCAGACTACTTAGCGTCCTTTTCGATGGCGGTTATTCTGGCTGATGGTAGCCAAGAGTTCTTAATCGACAAGGATGTTAACTTTATTCGGCAGGCGTACCCAAACCCTACAGATGAAGGCGTTCCTCGTTATTACGCCCAGTTTGAGCCGTATACATACATTATTGGACCGACTCCCGATCAAAACTACAATGTAGAACTGCACTACTACTATTACCCACAGTCTATTGTTATTGCTGGGACATCTTGGTTAGGTGATAATTTTGAAACTGTATTGTTGTATGGTTCGTTAAGAGAAGCCGTGATCTTCCAAAAGGGGGAGCAAGACATGGTTAGTTACTACGAAGCCAAATACCAAGAATCCTTAGCGTTACTCAGAGAACTGGGTGATGGTAAAGATAGAAGAAGCGCATACCGTGATGGACAACTTAGGCTGCCTGTACCTGGACCTGTTAGATAATTTTTAGGAGCAAAAAATGGCAATTACCCAAGCAATGGCGACAAGTTTCAAGGTTCAAATCTTGAATGGTCAGCATAATTTTTCAGCAAACACATTTAAATTAGCGCTGTACACCAGCTCTGCTAGTTTGGATGAGAACACCACTGCGTATACAACTAGCAATGAAGTAGCTTCAGCAGGTAACTATTCTGCTGGTGGCAATACTTTGTCTGTTAGCGTAACCCCAACAAATACTGGTAACGTAGCTTTTATCTCGTTTACTAATAGCTCTTGGGCAAATGCAACGATTACTGCTAATGGCGCTTTGATTTATAACGCTAACTTAGCAAACGCTGCTGTATGCGTATTAGCTTTTGGTGGTGATAAGACATCGACCAACGGTACTTTTGCGGTGAACTTCCCAACAGCAGACGCAACTAACGCAATTATTCGTTTGACCGCTTCGTAATAGGAGAGCCAAATGGCTTTGGTCTTAAAAGATAGGGTTAAAGAATCCAGCTCTAGTTCGGGTACAGGCAGCGTAACACTTGCTGGTGCCTTTACAGGCTATCAGACTTTTGCGTCTGCAGTAGCTAACGGTTCTACTGTTTACTACACAATCCACAATACCACTTCACCAAATGATGGAGAGTGGGAGGTTGGTCTTGGCACGTTTACGTCTCCAGCTACATTAGCTAGGACTACGGTTCTTTCTTCGTCTACAGGCGGGACCAAAGTTAGCTTTAGTTCGGCAAGTACTTTAGAAGTATTTATTACACAACCAGCCGAAGAAGCGATTTATTTAAACAATGCTACTGGCTTAGTGGAAATTGGTGGTAATGGCACAAATACGGTGTCGTTTACTAATGTCAACACAACTAACTTAACAGCTACTACTGTAACGCTAACAAATGGAACGATTACAACCAACGCTGCAAATTCTACGGATATTACAAACAAAGCCTATGTAGACGGTTTAGTTACCTCTGGTATTCATTTTCACGAACCTGTTTTAGTTGAAGAAGATGTAGCTTTAGTTGCTGTATATGCCCAACCAAACGGCGCTAGTAATGGCGTAGGCGCAACACTTACAAATAACGCTGCTAATGCTGCTCTTGTTGTTGATGGTGTAAGCGTATCTAATGCAGCTCGTATTTTGGTATATGCACAGGCTAATGCGGTACAAAACGGTGTATATACAGTTACTAATCCAGGTAATGCTTCTGCACAGTGGGTATTAACCCGTGCAACCGATGCTGATACATTTGGTTTGACTAGTTCTGATAATTTAGGAGAAGGTTCTACTTTCTTTGTATCGTCTGGTAATACAGGCGCTGGTCGGACGTATACATGTAATACAACAGGCACAATTACATTTGGCACTACAGATATTACGTTTGCGCAAATTAGCTCTTCTCAGATCTACGCTGCTGGTACAGGTCTTAACCTTTCCAACTTAACATTTAGTATTTCAAATACAGCCGTTACTGCCGCTACTTATGGCGATAGTGGCAACGTTGCTCAAGTTACAGTTAATGCTCAAGGCCAACTTACCAATGCAGCCAACGTAGCTATTAATGCTTCTAGTATTACAACAGGTACTCTACCTAATGCTCAGACAACTGCAAACTCTGCTAACGGCGCATCAACCATTGTTTTGCGTGACTCTACTGGCTCGTTTACGGCTAACACAATTACCGCAACGGATGTTAATTCAACTAACGTAACTGCAACCACAGGTTCATTTACTAACATCTCAGGTAATGCAGCTACTGTAACCAACATCAATGCCTCAAACATATCTAGCGGGACTTTAGATAACGCTAGAACCACAGGTAATACAGCAAATAGCGCAAGCACAATAGTCCTTCGGGATACAAATGGTAGTTTTGGGGCAAATATTATTTCTGGTGCTTTTAGTGGTGACGGTTCAGCAATTAACGCAATTAACGCTTCTAACATCTCGTCTGGCACGATTGATAATTCTCGTACTTCTGCAGCTTCTGCTAACGGAGCTTCTACGATTGTT